ATTTGTAATCGTGCTGCCAGAAATAGTTAAATCCCCAATTTCAATACTAGGGAATTGATTTACGGCTGCGTTGTCTAAAAGGTCATTGAGTCCTGGAAGTGTTAAGGATAATAAAGATCCATCAGGACTTAGTATCAGTATTGCACTGTCGTCAGATACTGCACTAGGTATTGTAGTAAACTTTGGGGTATCTTTAAAATCGTAATTTCGGCTCATAATATGTGTTAATGCTGATTAAACTTATTTATCAAACACTATAACAGCAGAATTATAGCTTTTCTACGAATTTATGAAGTTTTAATCTAGCGTCTTTTAGGTCTTTGCTGAATGTACTGTGCTGTAAGCCAACAGCACTAAATCCATTAGCCATATCATTGACACTGTTGTCTACTGCTTCAACTTTGATAATAAAGTCAGCAATTAACGCTTCGCCGTACTCTCGATCTTTTTTGTCTTTTATTGACGCAACTTTTTCTTTGTATGTTTCCAAATCTTTATGGAACTCTGGTAAATTTTGAATGAATAAAGCCATTTTATATCCTTAAATTAAGTCCATAACATCAAATACTGTTTGTAATTTAGTACGCATTGATTTATTTCCAAAACTACTACGCAATGCTTGATGTAAGGGCTTTGGTGCACCGTCTATCGTACCCCAAGCCCAAGCACTGTGCTCGTCACTCAATGCAGGAACAAATTCATCTTGTACTACACACAAATATGTATGGAAATTAAAAACACTGTCATTAGATACAAACGTTTCTAAAGGCATTGTTTTAAGTATACTAGGCGGTGTGCCAATTTCTTCGTTGATTTCACGTTGGAGACCTTGCCATGCACTTTCTCCAAGGTCGTTGGTGCCTCCAACTAATCCCCAAGTTCCGGCATGTTTTCCGTGGTGTTTTTGTAATAAAAGTATTCGCCCTGTACTGCGAGCATAAAATAATGCCCCACTACAAACAATACGATCTTTTAAAGTTCCAGTCTCCATAAGCCCCTAGCATATTCGCCCTCAAATGATTTGCGCCATTGGACGCCATTCCACTTGTATTGGACGTTAGTATATATGTTTGTGAGGTAAACTAACCGGTCGGTTGTGGCTTCTGCATTGAACAATACAGTCCACTTGGATCCATCCCATTCTATAATGTCATTAGTGTTGGCAATAAAATCACTGTCGTCAGCATTTTTCCAAGCATCTGGACCATCTTCATTTACATAAAGTTCATAAGTGATGACATCGTCTACATTTACAGGTTGGTCTAGTCTTAAAACTAACAGCCCTTGAGAATCAACAGCAGTAAAACCCACTTCCACGTTATTAACTAACACTCTGCTGTCAGCTACCCTAGTAAATTCAATATTGGTGTCAATTCGATTACTGCGACCATCTGCAATAAGCGTTTCTCGAATTCCACCGCCAATATTATTAATAATCAAATAGCGTGTACCTACTACTGGTTGATCTAATCCTGATCCTGGACCACTTTTTTCTGGATCAACAATAGCATCAAACGTGCCTAGACTCATAGGTCTGTTTAAACTAGGGAGGTCTGTATTGTTAGGGAACGTATCTGAATCCCAACTGATTGTTAATATTGTTTCATTAAGTGGATTAAGAACAGCAGTACCGCTAACTTCCGTCCCGTCGTTTTGTATAAGGAATAGTCTACTGACTCCTGGTCTAAATTGTCCAGGATATTGATCTAAAATTAATCGCCAGTTGATGTCTTCTCCATTCTTAACGCTGACATATAATGAGTTATTGTTAGCATAGGTTACGTTTTCGCCTGCATCTAAAATCATGGCGCTGCCACCATGCACAGTAATACCAAAGTTGTCAATGCTTGCTCGAGCAGTGTCCATTAATTCACTTAGATTAGGACCACCTTCTACATAATCTACTCCAAGCCCTTCAATATATCCGTAACTACTAGAGTTACCGCCTTTGTAAATGCCCATAACAATGTTGGTAACAACACCAAGTGTTTTAACTTTACTTGGTGGACTAATCCATATTGGCATGTCAAATGTCAGTGTAGCAATGTCAATATTACTGTCAGTACCAACAGGAATTTGACGGTTGCTAAAAGTCATATTGGCTAAATTTACTACACTTAAACTGGTCCAATCTAAATAGTTGTCAGTTGTTTGTATTTCTAAACTAGGGTTAAACAACATTAATATTTGTTCTAAAATTTGTAATTTTTGTTCTGTGCTACTAGCCCATATGTCTGCTTTAACTGTTAATTTAAACGGAGTTGGCATAATACGTTCAACAGTATAATTTTTACCTTGACTACTTGTATATGCATCACCTTCTATATCACGTTCTCTGATATGAACTTTGTCCACGTGAGTTGCATCGCCTAAACGTTCACGGTCTAATTGCAAATCTGTAATGTAAACAGCAATACGTGGAGTACTGTTAATTTTATTTTCACTGTTTTGACGATTGATGTTGGCAACTTGACGATCACTATCACCATACATAACAGGCACACGTGATAATGAGCCGTCTCCATACTTTACTACAAAATTGCTTAACAAGCGAATTGTTTGTAACAAGTAACGTCTTATTTGACCATCATAAAAATGTTGCATTATAAGTCTGCCTTAGGTTTTAGTGCTTTGCTTAGTGCTTGACGTTCTGGAACTTGTTCACCAGCAATATTATTTGTTGTTGTGTTATTAATAAATCCAGTCTTTTGTGTTTTACGTGAATCATTATTAGACATGGTCATACGTACTGCATCTTCTGTCTTAACCCAACGTGATCCATCATAACGGAATAATCTATTAGGCATAAAATCTGTACGTAAGAAATAATCATTTAAATGTGCAGTAGTTGGAAACTGTATGCCGTGACCAAACTCCACACCATTTGCTGGGACACCATCACCTAACAAGTAGCCAGTATAGCCACTGCGTACTGCACGTCCATGTATAGCACTAGCATCTGGCCCCATTGTACTAGCATCAATTGCTGTTTGGTCCGCAGTTTGTAGTGTTGGTTTGCCAGTAGTTGGATCAACAGCAAGAGTAAAAAACTGTTGTGTTTGGTATCCACTTAATGGTGCATCTGCTTCTGCTTGTGCTAAGATAGCATCGTTAATTTCTAATTCTCTAGCTTTGGTACTTAGTATATCACGTAGTGTTTGATCTGTTGGATCGCCATTGGCATCAATTGCTGGCTTATTAAGTATGTCTGCAAACTGTTGACTGTCCGTGACTTTCTTAAGTTTAAGTCTATATAAATGTGGATACCAAGTTTGACTAAATCCTTCACTTGCTCTGCTAACATCTTCAATAACAAAATAGCGTGGCAACGCAATCATGTAATCGTTAAGTGCGAACTCGTCTTTTAAGTGAGGCATTTCAAAAACGTCACCACTTAATGGTTTGCGACCAACGTGTTTGATCCAGTCATTGATATGAACGGTCATAAAAATTGTATCGTTGTCTATGAACAATCCAAACTGACTAAGGTTAAAGTCTAAATTTTGTACATTATAAATGCCACGAACTCGATAAATGCTAGAATCATATTTTCTATCACGATTTTCTAAAAATAGCAAATCTTGAATATTTGTTTCTTTTAATGTATCATAGTGGGGTTGATCCGCAGTAGCATTAGCTTCGTCGGTGTTTGCACCTAAATACTTGTGCAGATACAAATCGGTGCCACCAATAGCAAACATTTCGCTGATTTGGCGGTCAATAAATTTGTAATCATTACCTTTTTCAGGTTTAAATAAACTTAGTCTTGGCATAGTAGTATATTTATCGGCAGCTAAATATACATGGAGAACTAATAATGTCTAATCCTAGCACCAATTTAGCTGAAAGAGAAAAAGTTTATGATTATGTCCGTACCATGTTGGGTGACGGAATGGTTGATGTTGAGTTGGATCCAAAACATTATGAAACAGCACTAAATCGTGCCTTGGCTAGATATCGTCAGCGTAGTAGCGGGGCAGTAGAAGAAGCATATTATTTTTTAGAATTACAACAAGACACAAACGACTACAGATTACCTGATGAAATCATTGAAGTTCGCAGTATTTTCCGTAGAACTGTTGGTAGTAGAACAGCTGGTGGATCAGGCGGTACAAACTTTGAACCGTTTAACCTAGCTTACACAAACACTTATTTGCTTAATAGTACAATGTTAGGCGGTATTGCAACATATGATATGTTTGCTCAATATCAAGAAATGGTTGGACGTATGTTTGGTGCTTACATTGAGTTTCAATGGATTCCAACAACTCATACCCTACGAATTTTACAACGTCCTTATGCAGAGGGCGAGCAAGTAATGCTTCGTGGATACAATTATAGACCAGATTACATATTATTGCAGGACACGTATGCAGGACAGTGGTTTAAAGATCATACACTAGCAACTTGCAAAATCATGCTAGGTGAAGCTCGCGGGAAGTTTGCTAATATTGCTGGTCCAGGTGGCGCAGGTGGACTTAATGGTAATGACTTAAAGAGTGCAGGCAAAGAAGAACTTGACAAATTAGATAAAGAACTCGAAATGTATGTTGCTGGCGGCACAGGTTATACGTTGGTAATTGGATAATTATGAAAATTTACGAAGTTATTTCTGAAGCCAAGTTAACTCAGAAAAAAATCAGCAAAAGACAAAGTCAATCATCAAAGGGTGTGAACACATTCTCTGATGGTGAGAAGGCCAGCGGCGATTATACTATGAATAGACTGGGCATGGCACTGGCAATGACTGATGGTAAAAGTAAGCCCGACATTGAAGCAAAAAGTTGGATTGGAAAATCTAAAGGTGCTTTTCCCTACACTAAAGAAGAACAAGACATGCTTAAACAAGCATACAAAGCAGTTGGCGCAGACCATAAAGACCTAAACAAAGGCAATTTGAACAGTATGGAATTGGAAGACACCAATAAAATCAGTGCTGTTGCAAAGGTCAAAAAGAACAAATACGGCGTATAAAGTCTTGACAAGGACTTTAAAATCTTATAATATATAGTATCTTACGGAGGCTATATGATTATAGGGGTATGCGGATTTATTGGTTCAGGCAAAGATACTATTGCCGACTATCTTACAAATTTCCACGGTTTTAGACGAGAGTCGTTTGCTAACACACTCAAAGATGCTGTGTCGGCAGTTTTTGGATGGGATCGCACTATGCTAGAAGGGCGCACAAAAGAAGCCCGTGAATGGCGTGAACAAGTGGATCCATGGTGGGCCGCACGTTTAGACATGCCCAACTTAACTCCACGATGGGTACTGCAATATTGGGGTACTGAAGTATGCCGCAAAGGCTTCCATGATGATATTTGGATTGCCAGCCTAGAAAACAAACTCCGTAACAGCCGAGATGAAATTGTTATCAGTGATTGCCGTTTCCCCAACGAAATAGCAAGTATTAAAAATGCTGGTGGTAAAATTGTATGGGTTAAACGTGGTCCATTACCTGATTGGTATAACATTGCCGTAGAAGCCAACAAAGGCAGTAATGTTGCCAGCAATGAGTTAAAAATGAAGAAAATTCATGCCAGCGAATGGGCATGGATTGGCACTGACTTTGATGCTGTATTGGATAATAATGGAACTATTGATGCGTTATTTGCACAGGTCAAAGATCTGGTACAAGATCCCCTTGGCGCCACTTTACCCCTTCCTTATGTAGAACTCGCTGACAGTTTGCACACACCGTCTTGAGATTGGTTGGGCGGCAGTTGTTTAAATCGCCGTCCACATGAAACACAGCAAACACTTCTTTATGAATGCTTTTAAAACCACATTTATCACATGTGGTTTTTAATTTGTATCCAGCCCGTTGCCATCGTGGTACTCCGGCATTTACTCCGTGCCTAATACAGTAGTTGCAAAGTTTTCGGTAATATACGTTACCTGCTTTGCGATAATTCACAGCGGCTGGTCGTTGCCCGCACAAACATAGTGGTCTCATACTGTATTTAAATAAACCAGGCCTTTACCGTGCCTTTTTCAGGCTGATAAGCACAACCTTTTCTCCAAATTACACTAAATACTTTAGAAGAAGAATCTTAGGAGAGACCATACAATGGCACAACTTTCATCACCAGGCGTAAGCGTAACCGTTATAGACGAATCGTTCTATACACCAGCCGCTCCAGGAACAGTACCTTTAATCATTGTCGCAACAGCAGAAAATAAAGCTAATGGCGCAGGAACAGGAACAGCTCCAGGAACGTTAAAAGCAAACGCTGGTACGACATATTTAATTACTAGCCAGAAGGATCTTGTAGATACTTTTGGAAACCCTGTTTTCAAAACAGACGCAAACAACAACCCAATTCATGCTGGCGAACAGAACGAATATGGTCTACAGGCTGCTTACAGTTTGTTAGGTGTTAGTAACCGTGCTTACGTAGTACGTGCTGATATTGACCTAAGTTCATTGAACGCAAGTGCAACTGCTCCGGCTGCTGATCCAAGCAATGGAACATATTGGTTAGATACAGTCAATACAGCGTACGGTGTGTTTGAATGGGATGCCAGCGCAAAGAGCGCAACTGGTACAGGTCAAACATTTATTGCTAAGACACCAATGGTTATTACTGATACAACAAAAGTTGTTAGTTACAGTGATACAGCAACAACTACTCCGTTCCCTAAAGCAAGCGTTGGCGCAATTGGTGATTACGCAATCGTAAGTTTAAGCGATTTAAACACAGATTATACAGCTCCAGATACATTGTTCTACAAAAATAAGAGCGGTGCATGGGTTACAGTTGGCAGCAATGCTTGGGCAAGTTCATGGCCTGTAGTTACTGGTACAGTAACAAACCCAACACTTGCTGGTAGTGGTCAAACTTTTGAGCTTAATGGACAAACCATTACAAATAACGCAACAACAGTTGCTGGATTTGCAGCCTTAATTAATGGTAATAATAACTTACAAAACGCAGGTATTAGTGCTGCCGCAGTTAACGGTAAATTAGAAGTTTACAGTGATGGCACATTAACTTCTGAAACTGAAGACAGTTCAGCTTCAAGTCCAGTTATTTTTGCTAATGGTACAGGTCTTTGGTCTGCATTAGGTATTACCGCAGGCACATACTACGGCCCACAACTAGCAATACAACCACATACACAAGTTCCAACATTTAAGAGAACTGATAACGAAGGTCAAGTTGCTGGTTTTAGCGCAAGACCAACAGGTAGTGTATGGGTTAAGACAACTGAACCAAATGCAGGTGCAAGATTCCGTGTAAAACGTTATAACTCAGCAACTGATTCTTTTGAAGCAGTTAATGCTCCATTATATGCAAACGGCCAAGCGGCAATTTACGGTTTAGACAAAGCAGGTGGCGGCTTAAATCTTGCCGCTGGTGCAGTTTATGTTAAAACTAATGCATTTGAAGATAATGGTTCTGACAGCACACCTAGAACAGCTGACTATAAAATTTATAGAAGAATCTCAACAGGTGCTACTATTATCAGATCTGATAAAATTACAACACAAATTACTTCTGGTGCGAAAACTTTCACTATACAAGAAAGTATTACTGGTCAACTTGCATTAAACAGTGCAGTAACAGTAAGTTTTCAATCACTAGGAACAATTGGTGATGCAGATTTAATGGCAGCGGCAATTAATTCAGCAGGATTTACAAACATTGTAGCTGATGTAGACAGTCAAAATCGTGTTGTTATTAGTCACACAAAAGGTGGCGAATTTAGATTAACAGACGGCACAAATGCTCCGTTGAATAAAGCAGGATTTGCGGCATTTAATTCTATAACACAACAGGGCACTGCTAATCTATATGCCGCACCGGCAGCTGATGCAAATGATTTTATTGCCAGCTTGTGGGAGCCATTGGCATTCTCAGCAGGCGGTACAGCACCATCCAGCTTAACAGCAGACGGCACATTGTGGTATAACAGTATTGTTGACGAAGTAGATATTATGGTACATGATGGTAGCACATGGGTTGGTTACCAGTCAGCTACAAGTCCATTCTACTCAGGTTCAACAACAGACAAGACAGATCCAGAAGGTCCAATTGTTGCTGCCACAGAACCAGAAACACAAAGCGATGGCACAGCATTGAAGAATGGCGATCTTTGGATTGACACTAGCGATACTGAAAACTATCCAACAATTTACAAATACGATGGCACACTATTAAAGTGGATCCTAGTAAACAAAGCAGATCAGAGTACAGAAGACGGCATATTATTTGCTGATGCACGTTATAATACTAGCGGTGCAAATAGTGATGAAGATGGTCTAATTGTTGACTTGTTAACAAGCGACTACTTAGATCCAGATGCTCCTGATCCAGCACTATATCCAAAAGGTATGTTGCTATGGAACTTACGTAGAAGCGGATTTAACGTTAAGAAATTTGTTCGTAACGCAATTGATGTAAACGCAGATAACATTCGTATGAACAATGTGTCTATGGCTAGTTACTATCCACATCGTTGGGTAAGCGAAGCTGGTAACCAAGAAGATGGTTCAGGTACATTTGGCCGTAAAGCACAACGTAAAGTTATTGTACAAGCTCTACAAGCATTAACAAATAGTAACCAAGCAATTCGAGAAGAAGAACAACGTGTGTTCAACTTAATTGCTTGCCCAGGCTATCCAGAATTAATTGGCGAAATGATTAGCTTAAACTATGACCGCGGTTTAACAGCGTTCGTAGTTGGTGATACTCCTGCTCGTTTAACAAGCGATGCAACAAGTTTAAGCAACTGGGGTAACAATGCGTCACTAGCATTAGAAGACAATGATCTTGGCGCAGCCAGCTTTGATGAATACATGGCTATGTTCTATCCATGGGGCTTTACAAGCGACAACTTTGGTAATAACGTAGTTGTTCCTCCAAGCCACATGATGTTACGCACTATTGCACTAAGCGATAATGTTTCTTATCCATGGTTTGCTCCTGCTGGAACACGTCGTGGTGGCATTACAAACGCAACAGCAGTTGGTTACATTGATGGTGAAGGCGAATTCAATGCTGTAGCTTTGAACAATGGTCAACGTGACACATTGTATGATGTTAAAGTTAACCCAATTACATTCTTAACAGGTGTAGGTCTTGTTAACTATGGTCAAAAGACTCGTGCAAGAAATGCAAGTTCATTAGACAGAATTAACGTAGCACGTCTAGTAATTTACTTACGTAGACAGTTAAGTATTCTTGCTAAACCATACATTTTTGAACCAAACGATAAAATTACTCGTGATGAAATCAAAACTGCGGTTGAGAGTTTGATGCTAGAATTAGTGGGACAACGTGCATTGTATGACTACATTGTAGTTTGCGATGAAAGTAACAACACTCCGTCTAGAATCGATAGAAACGAATTGTATGTTGATGTGGCCATTGAACCGGTCAAAGCTGTTGAGTTCATCTACATTCCATTACGCCTAAAGAACACTGGCGAAATAGCAGGTCTATAAGATGATAAATATCAATAACGGAGCATAATAATATGGCAATTGCATCATTAAACAAATTTACAGTACCGTTGGCAAGCGATCAAAGCGCAACAACGCAAGGCATGTTGATGCCAAAGCTAAAGTATCGCTTCAGAGTATTCTTCCAGAACTTTGGCGTAAGCACACC